TTAATACTTCCGAGGTTAAAAGCTTTAGCAAGCTTTGATAGCTACCGCTGTTACCTCTACGCCATTGCGTAGAAGCTACCCAAGCGCTACCCGTATAAACGTATAGGCTGCCTTGTATTCCGGTACTGTCTCCTAGCCTTAACTCGCCAAGATCTAGTATAAGGTTACTCTTTATCGTAGCGCTGCTATTGGTAGAGCTGTATATAGTTATATCGCTTTGCGCTCCGTTATCATTCAAGTAAAGCGCTCTAAAGTTCGTAGCCGTTCTAGTTTCGGTAAAGTAACTCGGTACGGTTTGTACGTTATAGTTAAAGTCGTAGACGTTGTAAAACTCTACGTCTAGCTCTGCCGTACCGCTTACCGGTAAAGGCGGAGTAACTAGACCTACTACTTTAGCTAGGTAAACGCCGTCTAGTTCATTGTTAGCGCTGCCGCCATCTAAATAGTAGTAGTACCCTTGAGCATTGGTAGCTGAAGTAGAAGAAATCCACGAAGTAGCGCCGTAGATATTAGCGCCGGGGGCCGTTCCTGGGCTCCAAGATCTATTAAGGTAGTGGTACGTTCCGGGATTTAGTACGTCCTCTATGCGTAGTTCTATACGCCATACGGGCCGCCAAGATAAACCAATAGTAACCGTACCCGCTCCGCCGTTATGCGTGAGCTGGTAAAGTAAGTCTCCTATTACTTCTACTCTAGCGTTATCGCTGTCCGATAAAAAGCCTAGGTTTTGTCTTCCCGTGCTAGCCGTAAAAGTCATACCACTAGCTAGCAAGTTATTTGCTCGCTCTTGGTTAAAGCTTACTTGTACTTTCTGCATAGCAGGCAAGTAAGTATAGCTATTACCCGACAGCCTAGCCCCTCCGGTAGTCGTACCGTCTAGCGTTACGTCGTCGCTTACGCTTTGAGAAAGTAGAAAGGCTCCGTCGAACTTATAATAAAATATGGTTCTGCTAGAGCTTGTACGTTCTAGGTATTGCTCGAAAAAATAAACTCCATCCTTTTGGTAGAACCTAGCGCCAAAAGCTATACAAAGCTCTTTTAGTATTTCTAAGTAATTAGAGTAGGTTATAGTTCCGTCTTCGTCTTTAGAGCTGTATACCCTAGGATCGAACCTAGTAATAGTAGTAACGTCCGTACTAGCGCTATAGGTTTGCTGTATGTCCCAAACATTTACAGCAGTAGCGTAAAAGGTATCGGTAGCTGCGTAAATCTCGTCTAAGCCTATAGCTCCTACAGCATCTTCTAAGAAGTCCTCTACTGTTTGATCCGTTAGCTCTTGGTATTCTTTGTTAGCCAGTAGGCCTATTCCGTCCGTGGCTACTATTTGAAATAGAGTAGGGCTGCTTTCGTCTTGCTCGCTTATCAAGTCTTGAGTAAGTACACCGGTCCAATAAGTTTTATAACCGGCTCCGCTGTCTAAACTTATTTTAAGGTAAAAGAGGTGCTCTTGTCTATTGGTTAGCTTGCTTATAAAACCGTCTAGCGCTCCGTTTCTATTATAGGCGTTTATCGTACACCTAGAACCAATAATAGGGCTTACTATATCGTCGGTTTCTCCGGAGTAGTCCAAGGTAAAGCCGTCGCTAGCTACCGTAAAAGAAGTAATACCTGCGGTATAACCTTCCTGATATATCTCTATTTTATAGAGCTTATTGGTTGAGCTGTGAAATTCGCTTTGTAATCTTAAACCCATCTACTAAAAGCCTCTATATCTAGTTCTTACTCGTCCTGCTTTCTCGGAGCTTAGGAGGATGTCCTGGCCGCTTATGCGTCCGTACACCTCTACAGCTCCTCCGTTGGATTTGCCTAACATACCTTGCAGCTTACTTAGTGGCGCTATTACCTCCGGATCCATTCTAGCGTTTGGATTGTCGCCGACTACAGCTAAAGTCTCGCCATAGGCTAACCCCCCTTTCGCTAGTTTTACTTGGTCTTTATTAGCTGCTATTTGTTTCATCTTACCCCTAGCGGCTCCCGCTAAAGCTAGAAGAGCTATCCCTGCGGCTACTGCTACGGCTGGGTTCATACTCATTAAAGCCTTTCGTATACCGTCAACAGCAAAACCTACGCTTATAGCTAATTTACCTAGCTGCTCTGCGGTATTTGCAAAGGTTGCAAGTAAAAAAACGCCGAAACCTTCAAAAGCAGATTTACCGGTAACCAAGCTTTCGCCTAGTCGCATTATACCCTCTTGTATAACGGTGTCTGCCATTCCCGTAATAGCTTGAGCGGCAGCTTCTGCATTTTGTGCTACTTGTACGCTATACTGCTTCCAAGCTAGCCCTACTTTAGATAAGTTGCTAGTAGTCTTTTCTGCGTCCTCATCGCTATACATATAGTCCTCCAAAGCTGAAGGATCTAAATTAGGTAAGCCTTCACCGCCACCGCCGCCAGTACTAGTACCTGCGCCACCGCTAAAAGTGAACATACCCGTAAGTTTTGCCCAAGCATCTTTAACGGGTTTAGTAAAACTGTCTATTCCTTTTTGCAGTCCCTCCTCAGTAACAAATTCTACTTTTTCTTTAGGGGTAAATACTTCTTCTATCGCCCCTTGTATATTGTCTTGAATACCCTCGGCTATATCATCTACACTATTATATACAAGATTTGCAGCGTCACTTAAAGCTTCTTTTATTTTAGCTTTATCGAAAGTAAATACACCAACCCAAAATTTACCTAAAGTGGTAAGCGCAGTTATAAAATTATCAAAAACAGCCTTACCTATTACCCAAAGGTTTTTAATAGGCAGTATAATAGATTGAAGCATATATCTAAATACTGCACTCTCATTATAGAGGTCTATAAAGTAGTTAATAGTCTTTACTAGTACTGGTCTTATTTCATCCCAAAATTTAATAGTTAAGCCAATAAGTAAAACTATACCCCCTACTACTAATCCTACCGGAGACAGTAAAGCGCCAATAACTGCGCTAATCATTCCTATCCCGGTAATTATTGGCCCGCTAGCCGCTACGATAGCTGTAAGGGTTAGTATAGCTGTTTTTGTTTCGGTGCTAAGATCTCTAAAGCTATTTATAGCCTTAGTAATAAACTGCGCTATTTTAGTAACCATAGGCAGTAAAGCAGCCCCTAGCTCTATACCTGCGTTTCTTAAACTGTTTAGCGTTTGCTGGAATTTAAAGCCGCTCGTTTGGCTTACATTTTTAAAGCCATCGTCTACTATTCCGGTGCTGTTGCTTATGTTGTTTAGTACATCTGCGTAGGCTTCGCCCTGGGCTCCCGCCGTACCTAAGACAGTACTAAGAGCTCTCACGTTTCCAAATACACTAACTAGCGCTTCGTCGTTTCCTTTAAAGCTTTCAGTAAGAAAAGCTAGCGTAGACTGTAAACCCTCTTCTCCTACCTTGTTTCTTAGGTCCTCGGAAGTTAAGCCTAAGGTAGCTAGTGCATTTTCAGCGTCTTGCGTAGGCTTTAAAAAGCTAGTCATTACACCGCGTAAACCTACTACGGCCTCTTCTGCCGGTACACCCAAGCGCGTAAAGGTCGCTATGTTAGCTCCTAGTTCTTGGAAGCTTATACCAAGCTGGGAACCTATACCCACTATACGCCCAAGCGTAGGAGCTAGGCTTTCCGCTTCTAGGTTACCTTCCCTTACTATAGCCGTTAAAGTGTCGGTAGCTTCCGCTGCCGTTAGGTTTTCTTTTCCGTAGGCTTGTAGTACCCCCGTTAAAGCTTGCGCTATTTGTTGGGTATCTCCTAAACCAATAGCGGAAGCTTTTGCGGATCGTTCTAATACCTCGGTAGCTTCTGCCCCTCGTAGACCTGCGGAGGCCACCGTAAAGAGTGCCTCACTTAGTGCCTGCTGGCTTTGTCCGGTTACAGCGCTTACGCCTTTTACGCTAGTCTTAAAATCGTCTAGCGCCTTGCCCGTAATACCTACAAGATTCTCTATTTTGCTAAAGCTAGTCTCTAGGTCCGTAGCCATCTTTACACCGGCTGCGCCAGCAGCGGCAAAAGGTAAAGTAACATTTCTAGTAATATTACCGCCTATACGTTTAGCTTGAGCCCCAAAATTTTTAAGGCTGTTACTCGCTATCTTTAGGCCTCTTTTAAGGCCGGAAAGGTTAGCGCCTATGCTTACGTTAGTACTCGCTACGCTCTTTTTTGCCATTTGCTTAGTATTGCTTTAGCTTGTTCTTTAGTTAGCTTTGCTCCTTTGTGTTTCTTTTCCCAAGGAAATACTGTAAGATCTTGGGGCTTTATCTTTTTGTTTTTTGGTAGCTCTAGGTTCACTAGTATAGTAGTACTCCAGCGCTCCCGTTCCCAGCTTTGCTGCTGTTTTATTTCGTACAAATTAAAAAAGCCTTTTAAGGCATTATTTAACTCTCTAGGGGTAGCATTGTAAAACGCTTCCGGGTTCCAGTTTAACTGCCCTAGGGCTAGCTCCTGGTAACTGTCAAAAGTTAAAGGGGCTGCCGAGCTTTCGCCCGGCGCCCCGTTTACTTTTTTTCCTCCTCCGAGGCTCCAAAGCTTGAGCTAAATACGTTTAGGACCTTCTCCATAGCTTCCGGCTGTTCGTCTAGCCAGTCCGCTACTTCCTCTATGCTATAGCTATAAGGTTTTTTCTCTACCCTAGCGCCGTGCTTTAAACCGCACCAAACTAAAAAGAGTGCATCTTTTAGCTTCATATTTTCGCCGAGGTTATCAAGGTCGGCCATAGTGTAGCCGTTCTCCTCGGTAAATTCCATTAAAGCAGCGAATCCGAATTTAACCGGTCTTTCTTCGCCTCCTATTTCTACGTATTTAACCATTTGCTTTAAGTGTGTTTAGTGTTTACTATTAAACAGTGCCGTAAGTTATAGCGCCGCTTAACTCAAATGTAGCTGAGTAGCTTACATTGTCCTCCATTCCGGAATTTACTTCCAAAGAAGTAACGTAAGCTGAAGCCTCCCAGTAGTGGTCTCCCGTTACCTCAGTAGAGAATTTAACGGTAAGAGTAGTACGAGCAGCCCAAGCTGTCATAAGATCATCTACGCCGTAAGCTGCGTCTTCTGCGTATAGTGCAGATACCGAAATAGTACCGCTTTTAGTTGCTTCTAGTAAGTCTCTGCTTCCGCTAGAGTCTTTAGTAGTTGCGTCTCTCGTATCCATTGATAAAGAGATAGAGCCCTCTGTAGCGTGAGCTATTAGAGTGCCTGCTGAGTAAACCCCTAGTAGGGTTCCATTCATAATGCCAGTAGTTGCCATTTTAATTTAATTTTATTTGTTCGTCTTCTATTACTTGCGGA